TCCCACCGCCGAGTGTGCGGGCATTGCGGCAGTCGACACGGTTTCCGCGACGTCCTCGGCCGCTGGATATCGTTTGCAAGGCCTTGGGCATTTTGGACTTGGGGTAGCGGTTGCTGGGCGTTTGATTTCTGCACAGAGGCGAAACCATGAGTACTGCCGCGGTGAAGATCACCGAAGCCGAACTCAAGCGTCAGGCGGCCGGCAGCGTGCAAGACGTTCGCGACCTCGAAAACAAAGGCCTGTACCTACGCTTCAACAAGGCCCGCACCGGCGGTTCGTGGTACCTGGTGCTGAAGCGCAAATGGAACCCAATCGGCACGTTTCCCGAGCTATCCCACAAGCAGGTCGTCGCGGCGCTGCCGTCAATTCGTCTGCGCCTGGCCGCTGGCGAAGGCGCGAGTCTGTCGAAGTGGGACACCGTGGGCGAGCTGCTCGACTGGTTCGCCGATCGCATGTCGCGCGACCGCAACCTCTCGACCAAGCGCAAGAACACCGGCGCCTCGATGATCAAGTGCCATCTCAAGCCGCGCCTTGGTGATCTGGCACTGATCAGCCTGGACAAGGCCGCACTCGATAACCTGCTGATGTGGCCGCTGCAGGAAACGATATCCATCGACTACGTGCGTTCCGTGTTCCAGTTGCTGGCCCTGGCATTCCGTCAGGCGACCAAGTTGGGCTTGATCACGGCCAACCCAATGGCGGCGATCAGGTTCAACGACTTTTCCAAGGCGAAGGTCGGCATCAAACCGTCCCGGCTGCGCGGCGTTCAATTGGAAGGGCTCCTGGATCAACTGGACGAGGTCATGGCCAGTGCACCGCTGGATTCGATGCTCGCGCTGATGATGCTCTGCCACGGCACGCGAATCGGCGAAACCCGCATGGCGCGTTGGTCGCACATCAGCCTGGCCGAGCGTGAGTGGTTCATCCCGGCCGAGAACACCAAAACCGGTGTCGAGCATCACCTGCCCCTGACAGAGCAGGTCTGCACGCTGCTGGTTCGGTACCGGGAAGGTCAGCAAGGTCGAGGCTATGACGGCCAATTCCTGTTTCCGGCTCGAAACGGCAAAGCACTGGGTGAGGCTCAAGGCTGCGCAGTGTTCCGTCGGCTGGGGCAAGGCGAGTGGACGAGTCACGACCTTCGCAAGGTGGCCCGTACCGGCTGGGCAGATCTCGGCGTTGACCATCTGATCGGTGAGCTGCTGATCAACCACGCGATGGGCCACAACGTGAAGGTGTACATCCAATCGGACGTGATGAGCCGCAAGCGTGATGCCCTCGAACAGTGGCACGCGCATCTAGATCAGAAAGGGTTTGCAGCGATTCACGGATTGACCGGCGTTAGATTTGAAGATTCCGCTAATCCGCTGCAAGCCACAGAACATAAGGCCTGCAAGGCCATTGAAGAAACAACCATAGGCGAGGTTTAAAAATGGATAAAAAGCAGCATGGCCCCGCCTTAGTGCGCCGCCAAATTCCTCTGACTGACTGCCCGTCCTGCGCTGGGAAAGGGGTGATCAAGGGTGTGTTTCATCACCTCGATTGCATCGGTTGCCACGCTTCCGGATTGGTACATGCCGAGACGCTGGAGCCGCTACCAGTGGATGACCTGATCGTTCAGCTCGGCATTCTGATCCGCCACGAGCGTCAAATCGCAACGTTGCCGCATGAGCCATTGACCATGGCTGACCTTTACCAGCAAACCAATACTCGCGGGCCTGGTGGCTCGGCCTATAAAGGGGACTGATCATGGCGAGAACAAAGAGTTTCACCGAACGTACCGCCGAGGATCTGCTCGAGCATTGGGGCCGCTGGGTTGTGCTGGGCTCCGGCGTTTCGTGCTGTGCATCCCGCGAGAACACGCTGCGCACGCCGATGATCACCGACGACGATGCACTGATGATTGATGGCCTGATGGGCCGCTTGCTGAAGCGGTACCCGGAATGCGGCCAGGTCTTGATGAAGTACTACACCGCGCGTGACAAAGCGCTGATCGACGTCGGCAAGAAGATGGGCTTCGGCGAAGAGAAGACGCGACAACTTTGGAAGGCTGGAATCGCTTGGATCGATGGGGCTTTGGATTTTCGTCGCGAGGCCGCTTGACAGGGCCGGGGTCGATCTATAGATTTCAGTTACTTTGCGGTTTTTCCGCGAGCAAAGCCCGACTGTTAAGTTGGGCTTTGTCGTATCTGAGGAACGGTTAAATCAGATGCGTACAGCAATTTCGCCGGTGGCAACAATCTCGTAATCGGTGTCGTTTTTCTTGTTCGCGTTGCCCCCGATTGACACTTTGTATTGCTTCATTCCGTCAGCCCATCCGTTATCAGCAGGGTTCAAAAACTCGTGGTAGGTCTGGCTCGTCAATTCAACGATGTCATAAACCTTCCCAGATTCGGTTTTCACCTTGAATGCGGCTGTTTGTTGTGTCCGTGTTGTCATCATGTGATCCTTTTGCATGGTTTGAGCACCGACAATAACATGCCGCCCGTGCGCTTTTAATCCGCGCAACCGCAGTCCAAATTCACAGAGCCTCGGCATTTGCCGGGGCTTTTTCGTTTTCGGCTCCACCACACCCATCGCTCCGAGCCGGGAGTGCCGCTGGAGCCGAACCTAATGCACTCCCCGAAAGGGAGGAATCGAGATGCCAAACATGCCTGAGAAGGATCCCGGTCTGTGGGCCGCAATGATTGCCTGGCTGCTCCTTCATCAACCCCAGCTCTACGCTGCTGGCCTGTCGGTCGGTATCGCTGTGCTGCGAGTGATGTACGGCGGCGGCACTCGCCGTCAGATGTATCTGGAAGGTGCGCTATGCGGCCTGGTCACGTTGTCGTTGGTGCCACTCCTTGAATGGATGGGCTTACCGCAAAGCATGGCCACGTTCGCCGGTGGTGCCGTCGGCTTCCTTGGCGTAGAGAAGGTGCGCGGTTACTACGATAGGGCAGCAGCTCGGAAGGTTGAAGGCTGATGGCGAACACATCGCCTTGGCATCACCTCTACAAGACCAAGGACTGGTTTCGACTTAGGTGGAAGCAACTGCAGGACGAGCCGCTATGCCGCCGCTGCACCTCGCAGGGGCGTGTGGTTGCCGCGAACATCGCCGACCACATCAAGCCTCATCGTGGTGACGTGACGCTGTTCTTCGACCCGACAAACCTGCAAAGCCTCTGCAAGCTCTGTCATGACAGCGCGAAGCAAAGGGAGGAGAAGTCGGGCGTTGTGGTCGGCTGCGACGTCAATGGACTGCCAATTGACCCGAACCATCACTGGAATCGTCAGAACTTGAGGAAATGAGAATGGTTTTCACGTGTCCCGGCGCCTCTGTTGTGGCACGTCACAGCCCCTAGGGGGAGGGTCAAAAGTTCGGAAATTGCGCTGACAGTACCGCCCTCGACCCTCTTTACACAAAAAGCCAGAATTGGAGAGTTTTTTTGAAGGGAAGAACCCCCGCTCCTACGACCCAGAAAAAGGTCACCGGCACGTTGCGTGCCAGTAGGGAAAACAAGCGGGAGCCTCAGCTCGCAGTTGCATCTTACCAGTCGCCACCCTCAACGATGACGGCCGATGGACAGGCGGTGTGGAAAATATTCTGCCCACTCGCCACATCCATGGGCGTGCTCACCGAAGCCGATCTTCAAACCCTCGAGCGGCTTTGCGAAGTCGCCGCCGAGGTTCGCCGTTTGACCAAAGTTATTTCCGAGGAGGGCCATACCTACTCCACTGATGCGGGGCTGATAAAAGCGCACCCGGCAGTCGCGATGGCGGCTGATGCCGACCGCAGGTTGCTCTCTTACCTTACCCATTTCGGCATGACACCCGCCGCCAGATCCAAGGTGCAGGCCATTGGCGAACCTCAAGACAAAGACCCGGAAGACGAGTTCTTCAATTGAGGTCAAGAAGGTTTCCTATGCGGTTGACCCGGTAACGGCTTGGGCTCAAGAAGTTTATGCCGGCAAGGTGTTGGCCGGTCCCGATATTCGAAACGCGTGTGGTCGACATCTGCGCGATTTGGAAGACGGCCCAAAGCGCGGCCTGACCTGGAATCTTGAAAAAGCCAACCGGGCGATCCGGTATTTCAAAACAGTGCTCAAGCTCAACGGTGGCGAACACGAAGGTCTGCCGTTCGTTCTTCTGCCTTGGCAGGCCTTCATCGTCGGATCGATCTTTGGTTGGATGGCGCCTGATGGTTTTCGCCGGTTCCGAACTTGCTATATCGAGTCAGGGAAAGGGTCGGGCAAGTCGCCGCTGGCGGCGGGCATCGGCCTGTATTGCCTGACCTCTGACAATGAGCCGCGCGCCGAGGTGTATGCCGCTGCAACGAAGCGCGACCAGGCCATGATCCTGTTCCGCGATGCGGTGGCGATGGTTGATCAGTCGCCATCGCTGATGAAGAAAATCAAGAAGTCGGGACGTGATGAAAAGGTCTGGAACCTCGCCTACCTCGCGACTGGCTCGTTCTTCCGCCCGATCAGTTCCGACGACGGCCAGTCTGGCCCGCGTCCGCACTGTGCTCTGATTGACGAAGTCCACGAACACAAGAACAACAAGACCGTCGAGTTCATGCGGGCGGGCACCAAGGGCCGGCGCCAGGCGCTGATCCTGATGATCACCAACAGCGGCCACGACCGTAATTCGGTTTGCTACAGCTATCACCAGCTCGGAGTGAATGTCTGCGAAGCTGGCGCCAAAGGTGTGACGAAGAGGCACCGCCACTTCAACGATGGTTTCTTCTCTTTCATATGCTCCTTGGACAAGGGTGATGACCCGTTCAAAGACGAGAAGTGCTGGGGAAAGGCCAACCCATCGTTGGGCCACACGTTCCAGCCGAAGTATCTGCGTGAACAGGTCACCGATGCGAAGGGCATGCCGGCGAAGGCGAGTACTGTTCGCCGCCTGAACTTCTGCCAGTGGGTGGACGCTGCGAACCCGTGGGTGGACATCGACACCTGGCTGTCTTGCTGCGCGAAGTTTGATCCCGAAAAATTGGTCGGGCAGGTCTGCTATGGAGGTCTCGACCTCTCAGGAAAGCGCGACCTGACGGCGTTAAACCTGTACTTCCCTGAGCAGGGCAAGTCTATCGCTGAGTTCTGGACGCCGAAGGACACGCTGCTTGATCGCGCTGCGATTGACGGTGTGCCTTATGACATCTGGCTTCAGGATGGACACATCCACGCACCGCCTGGTAAAGCAATCAACTATGCCTTTGTTGCGAAGCGTTTGGGCGAGCTGGCTGCGAAGTACGACATTCAAGCGGTGGCCTTCGATCCGTTCCATATGAGCTATCTGGAAATTGAGCTTGAGGATCAAGGCATTGAATTGAAGTTGGTTGCTCACGGCCAGGGCTTCCGACCGGCAAGAGAATCCAATCTATGGATGACTCACTCCATTGACCTGGTTGAAGACCTCATCGCCACCGGAAATATTCAGGTGCTCGATAATCCTTGTCTGACGTGGAACGTTGCGTCCGCCGTAATGGAGGCCGACGCCCAAGAAAACAGGTGCTTTTCGAAGCGAAAACGAACCGGCCGGATCGACGGCGCGGTGGCTATGGCTATGGCTGTAGGCGCGGCAGAGCAACGAGCTTTGACGCAAAACCTTGATGACTTCCTCAATCGACCGATGAGCATGTAATGGCAGATACCGACTACAGCATTGACCTGCGCACCCGAAGCCCATTCTGGGCGCGCATGGCGAGCTTCTTTGTCGGCGGTCGGTTGTCGACGCCGAACAAGGGATCTCAGACAGGGCCTATTTCCGCCTCCGGTGAGGTTGGTGACTCGGTCGTAACGGATGAGCGATCGCTCCAGATATCGACGGTGTTCGCTTGCGTGCGTCTCATATCGAGCGTTACGGCCTGTATGCCTTTGGACGTTTTCGAAACTAAAGGCGAGAACAGGGAGAAGGTAGGGTTAGACAACCCGCTTGCGCGACTCCTGAAGTATCGGCCCAACGACTTCATGACAGCTTTTGACTTCCGTGTCGCCATGACGATGCAGCTTTGTTATTACGGAAACGCTTACGCCTTGGTGGAGCGTAACGGTGCTGGTGACGTAATCAGCCTTGTACCCCTAATGTCGGTGAACATGGATGTTCGTCTGGAGGGCAGGCGGATCATTTACCGGTATCGACGTGACACGGAGTACGCCGATTTCAAGCAGAGCGATATTTTCCACCTGAAGGGTTTCGGGTTCAACGGACTGGTCGGTCTTTCCCCGATCGCGTTTGCTGCCAAGACGGCGGGCGTTGCTGTTGCGATGGAGGATCAGCAGCGCGACTTCTACGCGAACGGTGCGAAATCCCCCCAGTTGCTTATGACGGGTGAAGGAAAGCTACTCACGACAGATCAGCGCAACCAAGTAGAGTCAAATTTCAAGGAAATCTCCGGCGGCCCAGTAAAGAAGCGGCTGTGGATATTGGAGGGTGGTTTTACTACGCAGGCTATCGGCGTGAGCCCGCAGGACGCTGAGACGATGGCTGCTCGAAAGTTTCAGGTGAGCGAGCTGGCTCGCTTCTTCGGTGTTCCGCCGCATCTGGTGGGCGATGTAGAAAAGTCCACAAGCTGGGGCTCGGGTATTGAACAACAAAATTTAGGATTTCTTCAGTACGGCCTTGATCCATACCTTGAGATATGGGAGGGCTGCATTCTGCGTTGGCTTATAAAGCCTGCCGACTTGGGGCGCATTCACGCCGAGCACAATCGTGATGCATTGTTGAGCGGCGACTCCACTGCTCGAGCAAACTTTATGAAAACCAAAGTCGATACGGGCCTTCTGACCGTTAACGAAGGAAGGCGCATCGACAATCGACCGCCGCTTCCTGGTGGTGATGTCGCCACGCGACAGGCGCAGAACGTGCCGCTCGATCAACTTGGCAAAACGAACCCCGCCCCTAGCGGGGTTTAGTTTTTCTGGAGCTACCCAATGTCAAATATTCAAAAGACCCTGGCGTTTACCGACACCGAAATCAAATTCTCCTCGGACGGCAAAGCTGGGGTTTTCGAGGGGTACGCCAGCGTCTTTGATGTCGTAGATTCGGATGGCGACATCATTCTTCCGGGCGCTTACAAGAAGGCCCTAATCGGCCAAAGCCGAAAGGTCGGGATGTTCTTCAACCATCAAACGTGGGAGATGCCCGTAGGCAAGTGGCAGAACCTGGAAGAAGACAGTAAGGGGCTGATCGTCATCGGTGAGCTTACTCCCGGTATGTCCGCTTCCAACGACCTGCGCGCCGCCATGGAGCACAAGACTGTTGAAGGCATGTCGGTAGGCTTTACGGTCATGAAGGACGACTACACCATCATCGATACCGGCCGCGCCTTCAAGAACGTGCAAGCGCTGCGCGAGATAAGCATCTGCACCTTTCCCGCCAACGAACAAGCAACCATTGATTCCATGAAAAGCATGGAGTCGATAACCACTATTCGCGACGTAGAACACTGGTTGAGGGATTCGGCTGGTTTGTCGAAGTCGCAAGCGCTGGGCTTTATTGCCCGGTTCAAGTCCGCAATTCGGAGTGATTCCGAAGGTGGCGAAATCACCGCGCTCCTGGAGCGCATCAAGTCCTTCCCATCTGTAGGAAATTGAACCATGTCCGAATTGGCCCAAATCCAAAAGGCAATCGAAACCGCGCAAACCAACATGACTGCGCTGTTCGATGAGCAAAAGAAAGAGATCTCCGCTACCGGCGAGATCAGCAAGAAGCTGCAGGGCGACCTGCAAACTGTTCAGGATGAACTGAAAACCGCCGGTACCCGCCTGTTCGACCTTGAATCGAAGCTTGCCGGCGGTGCCCTGGACAACCCGGAAACCAAGAAGTCGTTTGCCGAGCGCGCCGCCGAAGATCTGAAAAAAGGTTGGAACGGTTCCACCTCGGGCAAAGTCGACGTGAAGAGCTTCAGCAAGGCCCTTGGCGCCGGTGCGGGCTCTGCTGGCGCGCTGGTGCAGCCGCAACAGAACGCCGGCATCCTGATGCCAGGACTACGCCGACTGACTATCCGTGACCTGCTGGCGCAAGGTCGAACCACTTCGAACGCTATTGAGTACGTGCGTGAGAACGTATTCACCAACAGTGCTGCGCCGGTGGCAGAGGGCGCGCTCAAGCCTGAGTCGCAACTGACTTTCACCAAGGAAACCGCCAACGTCAAAACCATCGCTCACTGGATTCAGGCATCGCGCCAGATCATGGATGATGCCCCGATGCTGGAATCCTACGTGAACGGCCGCTTGCTCTTTGGCCTAGACCTTGTTGAAGAGGGTCAGCTACTCAACGGCGACGGTACTGGTGACAACCTGATCGGTTTGAACAAGGTTGCCAGTGCCTACGACGTTGCACTCAATGCCACGGGTGATACCCGTGCTGACCAGATCGCTCACGCCATCTTCCAGACAAGCGAGTCGGAGTTCGAGGCTTCCGGCCTGATCCTTAACCCGCGCGACTGGCATGCCATTGCGTTGCTTAAAGACGCCGACGGTCGATACATTTTTGGCGGGCCGGCGGCATTTGCGGCCAAAGTCATGTGGGGGCTGCCGGTGGTAGCAACCAAGGCACAGGCGCAGGGCACCTTCACTGTTGGCGGCTTCGATCTGGCCTCGCAGATCTGGGATCGCATGGACGCGACCATCGAGATCAGCAACCAGGATCGCGACAACTTCGTGAAGAACATGCTGACAATCCTCTGTGAAGAGCGCCTGGCGGTGACCCACTACCGTCCGACCGCAATCATCAAAGGCACTTTCACCCCGGCTGAATAACTACAGGTGCGGGGCAGGCAACTGCCCCGGTAACGGCATGAAGACTATTCGCGCACTGCGCCAATTTTCCCACTATCACGCTGGGCACTTCGACCAGTTCGAAGAACGCCCGGTGACCGATGAGATCGCTGAGGCGTTGATCAGTATGGATTTGGCTGAAGAGGTCGAAACGCTCGAAGCTCCGAACGAAAAACCGGTTGCGATTAAGAAAGGGAAGGCGACCTAAATGATCGACCAGGCGCGTGTGAAGCTCCACCTGCGGGTGGATGGCGACGAGGAGGACACGCTCATTGCCGGCTACCTCGAAGCGGCCAAGTCGCACGTTGCCATGCATTGCGACCGAGAGCTGGTCGATACGGCTCCTATTGGGCCGGAGCAGATGGGGTTCACCCCTGACGTTGAGCAGGCAGTGCTTCTGATCGTTGGGCACTGGTACGCAAACCGCGAAGCGGTAGTTATCGGGACAATTTCAACGGCGATACCGCTCGCCGTTGACCGACTTCTTTGGCCAAGGAAGCGATTCTGATGCGAGCAGGCCCAATGCGCCACCGGTGCACGATGTTCAAGCCGGTGCTGACCAAAAACAAAACTGGTGGCTTCGATACCACGTGGGCTGAAATCGGCAAACCGTGGTGTGAAATCACGCTGCCGACGGGGCGCGTATCGCCCGTTGCGGAACAGCTGAAAGTCGTGGTGACCGCCGAGATCCGTATCCGTCCTCGCGCTGACGCTGTCGCGGGCAATCGACTTGTGCACACAGCGAAAGGCATCACCATCACCTACTTGATCGGCGCCGCGCTGATCGACAACGAGAACACGATGCTCCGGCTGCTGTGTTCGAACGTACCCAATCCGTAGAGGTGAATCATGAAAGTTATTGCTTTGGGCACCCTGTCTGGCGCCACTGGCGATCGCGATAAGGGTGAAGTGTTTGAAGTTGACGCGAAGCTCGGCGCCGATCTTGTCCAGCGCGGCCTGGTAACACCAGCTGCAGAAGTTGCGTCTGCACCTGACAAGGCTCAGAAGGCCAAGGAGTAGGTCATGGCTGCTCGCCGGTCGCGGATGTCCGGCGACTTCAAATTGCGACGGACACTGCGCAACATTCACGCGACGATGGACAACGAGCTGGTAGGCGTTATGAAAGAAAGCGCTGATCAGATCCTGGCCACAATGAGGCAACTGATCCCCAAGGACACTGGCGCCGCGTCTGCCGCGTTGAAGGTGTTCGTTTCGAAGAGTGGTCTCAATGCCGAAATCGGTATTCGAGGTAAGCGCGACACTCAGCGTTTTTTCTACCTGCGCTTCCTCGAATACGGGACGAAGGGCTACAGCGGCACGCTTTACCGAAGGGCTGACAAAAACGCGGTAGGGGGTGAGCACACCAACAATCGCGACAAGTCGAAGTTGTCCGGGCGCCGAAACGCGCTGCGAGCGCGGGACACGAAGAACAAATCCGACGGTTCCACTTTCTACGGCAAGTATCCGGACATCCCGGCCCGACCAGCGCATCCTTGGCTTCGACCGGCGAAGGATGTGAATCGAGAGTTCGTGCTGGCGAACATTCGCGAAGCGGTTGCCAGAACGTTACGCAAAGCCAGCGAGGGATCTTCCAATGCCTGATCCATCTGTTGCACTGCAGGAGGCGATGTTCGCAAGGCTGGAGGCCGAGGTGTCTTGTCCAGTTTACGACGGCGCGCCGATGGATTCGGACATGCCGTACGTCTCGTTTGACCGGGAGATCTCTACCAACATTTCGCCCATTGCGGGCAAAAAGCGTCAACAGCGGCTGATCTATCTTTCGGTCTGGTCTGACGCGCACGGGCAAGCGGAAGTAAAGCGCATTCTCGGCGAGGTCATTGCCGCGCTGGATGAGCGCCGCTTGCCGCTGGCAGTAGGCCGGGCAGTATCGGTCAGAGTCGAACAAGCTGACGCCCAGCGCGATGCTGACGGCGTCACGTATCAAGGATCGATGACGGTTCGCGTTATCACCACTCACTAAGTCCACCCACCGGCCGCATCGCGGCTTTATCCAATGTGCCTTTGGAGGAACCCCCATGGCCGATGACAACCTCAACACCGCCGCCGGCTGCCGAATCGGCATCGGTAGCAAGAACGGCGCAGACACTG